TTACATCCACATAATTTGCTGCCCTGACGGCAACGGGTGCGGCCTCACGGCGTGGACTTCTCCCGGCTTCACGATGTATCGCTGTACCGACTCATAAGTGATGAACGTGGCGCTGCAATTCACGTTCTGGCACTGGTGATAACGCTCTTTTGTCGTGTCAGTGATATAGCGACTTGTACGCGCATGTGCGGCATGCTGGCATAAAGGACAATGAAACATCGCGAGCACCTCTTCCGGTTTTGTTGATGGTGCCATTTTAGTTAATTTATCCTTATAAAACAAACAGATAAAATAAAAACATCACTCATCATCTTCTGTTTCGTACTCCACATCAGAAAGCCTGACCTCAAGCTCCAAGGACGTCGTGAAGCCGCTATTATTCAGAAAATGTGTCACCTTAGTGATTGTCCAGTCCTGCTCGTCTATGACGCGCTTAAAGCCTGATACTTTGACCGGCGTTTCCGTGTAAATATCTGCACGACCGGTAGCCAGGATGATGGAGAACTCCGCAACGCCCCGTTGCAGTTTATCCCACTTCGCCTGAGCGGCGCGCATGGCCTGCGCTTTCGTGGCATATACCGTGGTCAGGGCAAAAACGTTATCAGCCTCACCGGCCATGTATTCACCTTCGCGCGCTTCCGGTACTTTAGGCGCTTTCTTCTGCCTGACCGGTTTCGCTTTCGGGTGCTCCAGTGCGCGCAGGTGTTTTTCTTTCTTTTTGCGTTTCAGTTTTACCTTCTGCTTTTGCGGTTTCGGGTCTTTGGTGTGTAACCACTTTGCTGTTACGCCGGTATAGGCTCCACGGTCAGCAATCGCAAAATGATGGCGGTCGCCGTCACTGCGGGTGATGGTAATCTGCGGGATTTTTTTACCGCTGGCCGTCACCCCCTGCCCCGCTTTGAGAAACAACAGTTTTCCCATTTTTACCGACACCTCACCGCCGTTGCGTTCTGCAAGACGGGTCAGGAATTTCGCATCAGATTCCTGCGACTGGTCGATGTGCGGGATTTTAATTCCGGCCAGTGACGGAGCGACACTGGCTTCCAGCTTGTTACGGGAGGCTATCGCCTCAACAATCGCACCGAGCGTGGTGTCATGCCAGGAGCCTTCACGGCGGGAATTGAGCGCCCCGCGGAAATCTGCACTCCGGGCGCGGATGGTGACCACATCCGGCGCGCCCCGGTGTTCGACCTCATCAACGGTGAATTTCCCTTTGCATACCAGGGCAAAACCTTTCCAGCCGATATACACCGTCAGGACAGCGCCACGAACCGGCAGCCCGACCTGCCCGTCGGCATCGTTCAGTTCAATATCAAGCTGGTCAGCCTCAAAGCCCCGGTTATCCGTCAGGGTCATGCTCATCAGACGGTCACTGATATTGCCGGTAATATCCCTGCTGTCGAGCATCAGCATGTAATCCGGCGTCAGCGTACTGCCTGCATCAAATGTCAGCGCATCCAGCATTATCCCGCCTCCGTCATACCCGTGAATTTAGTCGCTATACTGCCAGCCTTACCGATGAGCGATTCCGCCTGTTTACCGATATCGCCATAAAGCGCGGCCAGTGATTCATCAACGCGGGTGAGCGACAGCGTAAAATCAATTTTCCGGGGTGTGCCGTCTGCAAAGAAAATACTCCCTGTTTCACTCACCCTGCTGATGACATACATGCCGTAAATCATGCCGGTGCCATCCAGCAACGGCCACGCCCGGCCTTCCTCTGCCATCAGCCTGAGCGTGGTCATCGTCAGCTTCCCGCCGGTCAGTTCGGGATAAAGCACACCGGCAAGCGTCATGTTTTCCTCACCCACACCGAGAAACTGATAGGCATCCCGTTTACCGATACGGGAATTTGACGGCCAGCGATAATCTGATTCACGCTGCATGGTCTGGTGTGGCAGCGTCTGGCGCATAAAAACAAACATACCTAACGCGAGCATCATTTTTCGTCACCTCCTTAACCGTCATGCATCATGCTGGCACGGGCGCGCGCACGTTTATCCCGCTCGTATTTTTCGAGCGCATCCTGTAACTGGCGGTCAAGCTGTGTCCCCGGCGCAGTACCACCCGTCAGGCTGATGTGATATTCGTTTTTACTCTGGTCTACATAAGAGCGGCCAGCCGGTGCCGTGACCGGCTGATAAGCCTGATAGCCTGCATAAGAGCTGGTCGCCGGAATATAACCACCGGTGCTATACGTGACGGCATTAGTCCTTGCGGCGGTCTGGTCGAGTGTGTCTGACTCTTTGTTGATAACACCGAGTTTTTCCAGTACCCAGTCAATACCACTGCGCAGTTTGTTGAACGCATTAAGCGGCAGCATCAACGCGTCAGCCAGTGCCTGCCCGAACATGACGCCCGTATCACGGCAACGGTTCAGGGTGTCCTGGGTGGCTTTGACCGGGGCAATCAAGTTTTTAAACCACTGCCACGCGGCCTGTAACTTTTCACCCAGCCAGTCAAACAGCGGCTTAAGTGGCGTGAACAGTTCCCCCACCGGCGCAAATGCTGCTTTCAGCCCTTCAACCACACCGCCAAAGAATGCGCTGACAGGCTCCCAGTATTTACGGATAAGCAACGCCCCGGCGACAATGGCGGCCACCACGGCCACAACCGGCCAGCTAATCGCCCCGATGGCCGTCATAACGGCACTGCCGACCGTCGTGAAGATTGCCCCCATTGCGCCTGCTGCCGCGATAATGGCATTGATGCCGGTGATAACCGGCCAGGCTACGAGGCCAATGGCACCGATGATGCCAGTAAGCGCCAGTGCGCCACCGGCAATGAGACCAATGGTTGACGCCAGTGATTTGTTTTTCTGTATCCAGCCGTCGAGTTTTAACACATACTTTGTGGCCGTCTGCGTGAGCTTACGCAGCGCGCCTTCCTGCTGGTCAAACAGGTCAGTCCCCACCGCCTCATAAGCGGACTGAAACTCCTTAAAGTCACCGCCGAGGTTGTCCTGCATGATATTTACCAGCTCGGCGGTCTTCCCGTCTGAGGCTTTAAACGCAGCGGTCAGTTTGTCCAGCTTTCCGGTTGAGGCGGCAGTCATCAGCACAGCGGCGGCTGAGCTGGCCTCCTCCCCGAAAATGGTTTTCATGTATTCAGCCTGCTGGGCAGTACCGAGCCGGTTTTTCTCAAAACTGGCCTGCATTTCTTTCAGAATGGTAAATACTGGTCGGGTATTCCCCTTGCTGTCTGAGGTTTTCACGCCAAGCTCTTTGAGTGCATCCCATGCTTTTCCCGTCGGTGCCTGCAGGCGACTTAACACGGCACGGCTTCCCGTCCCCGCCATTGAGCCTGTGATTTTTGCATCATGCAGCGCCCCGACCATTGCGGCGGTTTCTTCAATGCTGACACCGGCATTTTTTGCCACAGGTGCGGCATAGGTCAGCGCATCGCTCATGCCGTCAAAATCGGCGGCGGTTTTGTTCATCGTCATGGAGAGAACATCCCCGATATGAGCGACCTTATCGTTTGAAAGCTGAAAGGCAGATTTCATCCCCATCAGCAGGGCGGCGTTTTCTTCCATCGTGCGACGGTTTGCCAGTGCCATATTCAGCGTGACCGGCGTTGCCGCCTGAATAGCCGCAGCATCTCCACCCGCTTTCGCAATGATAATCTGTGCACCGGCTGCATCATCTGCCGAGGCGGCGGTATTGTCGCCGAGCTGGCGCGCCTGCTTGCGGAGTGCGGTCATTTCGGCAGAGTCTTTTGCCACTCCCAGCACGGCCTGCAATTCTGAGTTTTTCTGCGCAAACTCATAACCGGGCATCAGCAGCTTAACTCCGGCCAGCGTTCCCGCCGCCGCAATCCCCACACCGGCAGCGCCCACCGAGGCCATATTTCCGGCCAGTTCCTTTCCGGCCTGATCACGCTGTTTTACTGCGTTAAGTTTTGCCTGTTGCGCACTGACACGTGCCAGCGCATCACGCTGACGGTTAAGCTGTGTGGTGGTTTCGCTGATACGGTTTTTCAGCCCTCGTTCATCATGCGCCAGATTACGGGTATTAATACCCGCCTGACTCAGTTCCTGACGCTGGCGCTGTACCGACAATCTCAGGCTGTTATATTTCGCCTGTAACTCAGACGCATTTTTACGCGCGGCTTCCATTGCCTTTGCCTGTGCATTTGTCGGTCGTTCAGTATTTTTAAACTGGACAGCCAGAGCTGCGGCTTCCTGTCTGGCTTTTTTCAACTCCTGACCAGTCACGGCGAGCTGTGCACTGGTCTTGCGAAATTCCTCAATACGGGATGCCTGACCGTTCAGCTCGCGCAGTGATTTTTGTGTTTCCCGGATATCCCCCGACAGCGACTTGCTCGCTGTGCGGATGGATTTAAACGGGCGGGATGCCTGGTCAACAGCCCTGAGCAATACCTGTAATTTTACATTGTTACTCATTCGTGTTTCCGCTTCGCCGGAGCGCCTTTTCGCGCCATGTGATGAGTTCGGTCAGGCTCATGGGATACAGTTCTGATGGCGGCCAGTGAAATATCACTGCCACATCCGCCATCAGGTCATCGACCGACAGATTTTTCGGAAACGTCACTGCACCGAGTTCGGCGACAAAAAACCGACCACCTTACCGGCCAGCGCCACAAGGTCAGGCAGTTCCAGCGCGGCGACTTCCTGCTCGGTCAGCATCGGTGCCGTCATGCGCGGCAGCACCTTAATCAGTGCATCGACTTCGGAGTTTGCAACCGCAGCCAGACTGACACCGCGCAGCGTCCCGGCATTGGGTTTCATCAGCGTGACCTGTTCGATAACCTGCTCACCACGTTTGACCGGATTTTCCAGGGTAATGACATTTTCTTTGTTCATGGTTTTCTCACTTCTGAATCAGGGTTAACCGGTCAGCCTGGCTGACCGTATGAAAATCACAGGCCGATATTTCGGCGGTGTTGCTCCAGCCGGTCGACGCCGTTCACCTTCTCAATCATGTTGATGGTGTCGATTTCGACCAGCTCCTTACCGTCCATCGTCAGCCGGAAATAAGTACAAATCACCGGGAGTTTCGATTCGGTATCCTCTCCCTGTTTACCCTCTCCGGTGTCGACTTCTTTCTGACGCCCACGCATGACCACTTCGACGGCCACCGTTTCGCCGGTATCGTCGCGCTGGTAAGAACCAGCAAAACGAATCGGTACGGCATCAGCACTGGTTGCAGCGTAAAGCTCCCAGATAACCGAATCCGGGAATCCACCGAGCGACCACTCCATTGACAGCGCATCATCATCAAGGCCGAGGTCTACCGGTGCGCTGCCGTTCATTCCCGCACCGCGATAATTTTCGAGCTTACGGGTCAGTTTTGGCAGCGTGACGGAATTTGCAACGCCCTGATAGCTGTAGCCGTTCAGAAAGACATTCATGTATTTGAGTTTGCGCGGCATTGCCATCGGTCAGGCTCCTTAATTGCTGTTAACCGAGGTGACCAGATTTGCCAGGTATTTATCGGTGATACGCTGGCGCAGGGTCAGGTTTTCGAGAGGAGGCGCCGGGGTATAGTCGTAGTCGATATACAGTTTTCCGGCCTTGAGGGTTTCCGCATCGTTGGATTCTTCGCTGAACCAGCATGTGCCATCCACGATATAACCGTTGCTTTTCAGTTCGCGGAATTTGGCATTGATGCCGTCAACGATGTCGCGAATCAGCGTTGCGGTGATGGGCTTGTCCACCGCCCACATGTGCGCCTCAGCCATCGTGTCGGCCAGCACCTGCGCGGTGCGGGTGTAGTTTTCAAAGAGGAACAGCGGGTCATCAGAGCAGGTACGGTTACCCCAGAAGCGGAAACCGTCACGGCGAATCAGCGTTGTGACACCTGACTCGTTCAGCAGGTCAGCATCGGTGCCGGACTCCTGCAAATCCCAGAATACGGACGCACTGATGCCGGTAACACCGTTTACCCCGACGTTGGACAGCGTTTTATGCCAGCCCTGCTCCTGGTCGATTCTAGCGCGCAGACCCAGCGCACGGGCGGTGGCATACGCGGTGGCGGTGGTGCTGGTGACCGTATCCCATGCGAGGAAATCCGGCCAGATGACCATCAGCTCACGCTGGCTGAAATTCTGGCGGTAGGCTTTCACCTCGGAAATGGTTTTACAGCCCCATGCGCTGATATACCCGAAAGCGCGCAGCTTCTGGCAGACTGATGCCAGTGCAACAGCCACCTCTTTGGTGTCCAGTCCCGGCACACCGAGAATACGCGGTTTAACACCGGTTACCGACTCTGCCGCCAGCAGGGCTTTCAGTCCGGTATACTGACCGTTTTCGTCAGTGGTGCCGATGATATTGGAAACGGTCTGCGCGAGTTTCGTTTCTTCGTCGTCGCCGGTGCCGTCTTCCACACGCACGACAACGGTGACCGGTTTTGACTGGTCAGCGATGGCCTGCAGCGACGCCGCCAGCGTGCCTTTTTTACCGGCCTTTGCAATTGCGCTCTGCACATTGGTAATCAGCACAGGTTTATTGAGGGGGAAGGTTTCCGCATCCGCATCGCTGGCCGTGCAGACCATGCCGACAATGGCAGTGGATACAGTGGAAATGACGCGGGTGCCGTCGTTAATCTCCAGCACCTGCACGCCGTGATGATAGTCACTCATCCGTTTAACTCCGTGGTTAATGGGTGCAACTATTTTCTGTTGTGCAGAGCATGAGACGCTATTTGACCTGGCTGGTCAGTGGATGAAACAACAGATAAAGAAAAGGCGAGCAATCAGCCCGCCTGCCTTGATTTGTACTCTCTCAGTTTCCAACTGACAAATTACGTAACCAAAACTCTGTCAAATCTGACAGTCTGCTTTGAGCGAAAAACAGGTATTGAGATACATAATAAATCATCTCAATTTTCAACTTTTCTGCCACTTAACATCTTGAGTAGTAAATAGTACAAAACTATCTACTGCCGAAGGGCTCTAGGAAGTATGGTTTCTGCACAATAAGACTTATATCGGCTCACGGGGAGCCAAAAGATATTCATTGCCTAGAATTTGCAGATGAGGTGGTAATCTGTACTGGGGCGGTACTGCAACAGCTATGTATATTTCCACTGCGGTAATCTGTACCAGCAGGTAGAAGCTGTTATACATCACCGCCCCTGTAGTGCTAATCCGGAGATAGCACTACTCTCATCAAGGCTTGTTCTTCCATAAACCGCAATAGGTGTTAGTTTTAGCCTTAATGTAAAATTAACAATTGATTCAGACGCTTATGTAATTTTGTGGTTCTAAATGTATGATGATCGTAACTCATACGCATATAACTATCTATCTCATCCAGACGCATGTTCTTATTTACAGATATATCAGTTTCATACATCATTTTTAATATACATGTAAAGTCATGACCATTGCATATAGAAAAATGATCTGGCGACATTAATTCTAATTTACGCATTTCATTATATAAATTTTTCGCATTAAAATCCTTATCAGTACGACTCCTGCTAAGCACATGATTTATATATTTGGTTTCATCAACTACAACATCTGTCCTGTTAATACTTACAAAATTCCTGTAATTCATTCCTTTGAAATTAAGATTGCTATGTGTAAGATAATTGTACCATTTGAGAAGTCCGATTTTATAGCATGCACAAAGGATGTTCATCTTTACATCCTGACAGAATATATCGGCCAATTCCCCTTGAATTAATTTTCTATCTGTATGTGACATAATGAATTTATCAACCGCACCACCTTTTACTAACATCATTTCAAGGTCATGAGCATCAGTATAAAAAATCCCCTCGTGATTTATTCCGCTTAACTCATCAAAGTCCGCGTCACATACACCATACACAGCATTATTACCTGCACGACGTAATTGACTAACAGCCAATATTACTTCACGTTTTCCATTTTCAGGTGATTCATAAATGATTCTATTATCAAGCCGATATGCATTGAAAAATCGGATATCTGAAATGCCCTCAACCACAATCAATATACAACGTTGATACATTTCATTTCTGAATAAAAGCATCATACTACTCAACCAATCATCTTCGCGAACAGCATTGCGTAATGACATCATTTACTCGTTTCCTTCTGAAAGCTGTTGGCTTTCATTTCTATTTCTAATCATTTCATATAGATCGTATGTTAATTCCCAATTCTTACTAATTACTTGTGGTGAATGAGTAGCAATAATGACCTTTTCATACTTGTTAATCTTTTGTATTTTTTTGAGAGAATCCAAGAAAGTTTGTTGCCAGGCGACATGTAATGATATTTCTGGCTCGTCTATAAGAATTACTTTTTGTGAAACAAAATCGAAAATCAAATTAAAAAGAAGAACTATTTGGTTCTGTTCACCTGATGAAAGCAAATTACGATCAATAACATCGCCATTGTGACTTTTGAAATAAAATCCGTTATCTCTATCAATCATCACTTTTTTAAAAGCTAAAACCTTTTCTTTCAAAATTGATTCAAATAAATCAATTTTTTGATGTAATGTCTGAAACGGTGACAATTTTCCAAGGGCATCTTCAATATATAGATCCAACACACTTAGATATTCATTGCTACTATAAAAACTTGTGCTTTTTTGAGGCATTAGCTCGTTATCAGCCTGAATAAGGCCATAACGCATATAATGTCGACGTTTATCTTGAATACCATTTAAGCGATCTTGAATATTTTCTGATGAAAATCGTTTTGATTGCTCTAAACGCTCAAATAATCGAATAGGAAATGTAGCGTCTAATTTTTGTGATAATGCAGCGGAATCATCTTGTGCATTTTTCATTAAATATTTTAATTTTCTAGCACATAAGTCAATGACTGTTTCATCAACAGCTTTGACTTGTAATCGATCTGCACATATAAAAGATACGTCTTCTTTCGATGTAATATGACTTAACACATCCGAAGATAATGGTTTATCAGTTCGTAATTTTTGTTTTGGTTTAACATCCCCCCTATGCAAGCTTACATAAAATAACTCTTCCATAATAGATTCATCTGTCTGTAACTTGAGTCTTTCTTCCGTTCTGTTTCCTGAGCTATTATCCAGATGATTCAATATTAAACCATCTTTATTGGTGTCATGAGTAATTGAAACAGAGCCACCTTGAAAATCAATTTTAATAAAATCAAAATTAAGTTTACAGAGAGCATTTAATTCATTTGTAAGAATACTATTGATGATTTTAAGAATCATTGTCTTACCATATCCATTTGGACCAGTAAGCATAGTAATTTCATTGTTATCCAAGGGAATTTCATAATCAAGGAGACCAAATAGTTTTTTTACTTTTAAATGTATCAATTTCATATCAACCTCGCAGACGATGAATTATAACCATTTATTACATGGCGCATATGAAATGCAATATATCATTGTCATGAGTTGCATTTCAAACATATGCCCCAACATCAATGCTAAATCCGTGATTAAAATTAATAAACTCCTGGTTTTTGCAAATAATTTCTTGCCCTAATAGTTTGGAAATACCTCTTTTAAATTTATAGTGAATAATATTACGCCCATTTAGTTCTCTCTTTGCAGAACTGAACATGTCGGGAGCTACTGTGTGGAGAAACACTGAAACGATCGTTAGTGAATATTTGCACACTGGTGATAGTACTAAACAGCCCTTTGGTCATGTCCGAAAAATAGTGACTCGTACAACATGATCGATGTGATAGCATTTATGACAGTGAAACATAACAATCACCTTTGAACATTTTCCATACGTGCATTATACCTATTAAATCTAAACAAAACAAATAGATATAAAATATTCATCCGCGTATCTTCATGCTCTCATATACCACATACGGGAGCCTTAACATCAAGTACTAAGCACGTCGTGAAGCTGTTTCCGTTAAGACGACTTTGCACTACTTGACTGATTAGCCATGCCTGCTTGTCTATCACACATTTAAAGTTTTTCATCGCTAACGTAGTTAGTCCATTCCCTTGAATGGCGTTTTACCAGTCTATATATGACAAATATCGTACTTTTTCCACATTCAGTCCAATTCATTCACCGCTCCCGATTCACCTACAACACCCTCTCAACGACGTTCTCTGTACCTGTAATACCGGCGCAAATTGCGTCGAAAATGTCGTTCTGCATCGCATAAACCTTCATCAGATTTGGCCTACAATGCAGCGAATAGTCTGAAATTAAAAACCGATGATGATGGACTGTACTGTTCATGCAAGTCTGGTCGCTCTGTGCCTCATCAAGGAATGAATAATGATCTTGGCGACGTCTACTCTTGGCACAGAGCGGACTGTCAGATTAGTTTTTACTCTGTTCCATAGATGAGTAATCTCACACCAGATCTAATACAATTTATTGCGGCATTTCCGGCCATTCTATATCCGGAGCATCTTCCGGCTGAACGCGATTCAGTAACACACGGTATTTTTTCCAGTGTGTCAGGCTTAACTTTTCTTCCTCGGTAGCCATATCTAAATCGACAGCATCCTGCAGCGTGGCAATGATTTCACCTGCATATGCAATCTGCTCTTTCTTCTGAGACTCCGCCGCTCTGACAAGCGCATCACGCTCTGCATTCTCATCATTCACCCACGCATTTCCGTTCCATTTCTGATAATCCCCCTCCGGGGAAATGGCTGTCACGTCTGGAGGTAATGCGCCAAGTTCAGAAATATAAATGGCTGCTCCCGTTTTCGTTTCGTAGACAGTCTTTCCGCGATGATCTTCCATCAACTCCCATTTCATTTCATCTGCATTGAAAACGGC